CATGGTATCGCGGACGATATAACACTTTGCACAAGCCGGTAACGCGGTATCGCGGGCCATTTAAGTTTAGGGAAACTGCCTAGCTTTAGTGCTAGGCAGTCGTCGCGCGTACGATGATAGGACGCCTTACTGCTGCCCCGCGAAAGTATCGAGCGGCCAATACTTGCCAGTTACGCTATCCCATACGGCGGTAGGTCGCAGATTCAAACTGTGCGCGGCGTTTTCCGCTTCCGCTTGCGTTAGTTTGTCATTACAGATAGGCATACCATTAATAATGCATGCCCAATATACGCGGCCGTTTCTTATATCGCGGGTAATATAGACGTTCATATTATTTAGCTCCCTTGACTTCGTTTGCATGCCAGAAACCGTGCATGAAAGCTTGCGAAGTTTCCACTAACTCGCGCTTTGTTTTGCCGTACATATCAACGGGGGAGATTCCCTTATCCCGGTCGGCTTCGATTGTGTAGTGATATCCGTATCCACTGTAGGTATAGGTAACTTCGCGTCCGATATAACTTGAAACGGCAGCAGCGCGAGATACCATGAACGCATTAGTATAACGATACATAATTAAACCCTCCGACTGTGTAGACTGTTAGGAATAAGGCGGACTAGACAAACTAATATCTAAACCCGCCCCGGGTATATCGCCCTATGTTCTCGGGCGATGCATTATTATATCACGTATAGGTATCTAGGTATGCCGCTATAAACTGCGCGCTGCGGTATAACTTCGGGCTTAGATACTATGCGCGACGCGCCGCGCTTAGACCCCCGGCACGGACCACGCGCTATGCGGCGGGGGTGCCTTGGGTGCCCATATATACCCCCACCCACTTATTACTTTGCCTTTAAATAATCCCGAAAAACTATAAAAATTCCATAAAATATGTGCCTAAATTTATAGGCATCGCTCAATAAACATCATTGCTAAACGGCCCTATAAAAAGGCTTGCAAAATTTCTAAAAACCGGCAAAAATAGATCATCGCCTAGTATAAGTAGGCCAATCTACTACTTGTCAGATATGCAAAATATGCCCCAAGTCGCTACGTATCAAGATGACTTAGCCATAAGAGCTAAGCAATTACGATATAGAAATATAGGAAGCCCCTACGCGTTTTTGAATGTGATAGGGCTAGACCCGCTTTTAGAAGAAATATACAAAGGCACCAATATTGTAGACGTAGCGAGGAAGATTAATGTAGGAATTGGTGTGTTACTGACGTGGCTAGAGAAAGAAGGCCACATGCAGAAGGTAGAGGACGCAACTAAGTTTAGTGCGGAAGGATATCTGTCCGAAGCTAGCTCCCTATTACGCGAGGCTCAGACAGAGTTCCAGCTTAAAAAGGCTAAAGAAATAGCGTCACATGGGCGGTTTATGGCGTCTAAATTGGACAAGAGTAAGTATGGCGGCGATACTAAACAGATTGGTAATGCTACGGGACTGACGTTTATAATGCATCTTGGGCAGGGGAATAGCACTGCTATACAGATGAATATGGTACCGGAGACACAAGTTCGCCCTGCGGAGATACAAGCGATGGAAGGGTCGTTTGCGATATTACCGCGGCCTACACCGACAAGTGCGCGCGAGCCAGATGATATTGGGCCGTTTGAGCCAGAACCGTTTGAGCCGGAAGAGAAAAGTATACCGTTATATTTAAGGCAAGCGGATTTGGTGCATGAAGGTGACGCATGATTGTACGTGAGTATTACGCAAGCCCGACAGGTGTAAACTTCCATCTATCCGATGCGGTAGTGAAGTATATGGAAGGGCCGGTGGGCGGCGGTAAGAGCACCACTTGTATAATGGACCTGATGTCTATGGCTATGTCACAGCAGCCGGACGAAGCAGGTGTACGATACAGTCGCTGGGGTATAATTCGTGCGACTAACCCGCAGTTACGCAGCACAACAATCAAGACGTTTGAAATGTGGATACCGCCGGAGATAGCTCCGGTTGTGTATACTGCGCCTATAAATGCACATATCCGACAGAGATTGCAGGATGGGACAGTAGTTGACTGCGAGTTTGTGTTCTTAGCGTTAGACGAACCGGATGATATCAAGAAACTAACTTCACTAGAACTAACCGGAGCGTATATTAACGAGGTGCGAGAGATAGAACACGCGCACTTTGAAACGCTGCAAGGACGTATAGGGCGGTTCCCACAGACGCGCAAGGATGAGAAAGGCAATACTTTATATGGCCCAACACATATAAAGATCATTATGGACAGCAACCCGCCGAAAACGACCCATTGGACATATGATATGTTCCATACGGGCCAGTTGCCGGAAGGGTACGCTATATTTATTCAGCCGCCGGCAGTGTTGTGGAACGAGCAAACTGAGTCGTGGGACTTAAATCCAGACGCAGAAAACCTAAGTCATCTGCCGGATGGGTACTATGAGCGCCAGTTAAAGGGCGCAACAGATGAATATATNCGTGTCATGTTAGCCGGTGAACCGGGCATGACACAGGCGGGTAAGATTGTATTCCCGAGTTATAGTGAAAAGAAGCATGTTTCGCTNGTNCGNCTAGACCCTATACGTGGGCTACCCTTAATTATCGGGATGGACTTTGGGCTCACGCCTGCTGCTGTATTAGGGCAGTTGACGAATCGTGGGTTTAGAATAACAGACGAACTACCGACTACAGACGAATCCTTAGAGGACTTCGTCACGGAATACTTGCAGCCGCTATTAGTTAAACGATATCCGGGCTATCAAATCGTAGGCTCGGGCGATCCGGCAGGCTCCGGTAGAAACGATATTGACAAACGCACCCGGTTCCAAGTACTTATCGGACTCGGCATTCGCGCATTCCCGGCAATGACAAATAGCTTTGTGACGCGCAAGGAAACGGTAGAATGGTTCCTTAGACGCGATGAAGGGTTGTTGATTAGCCCGCATTGCACAGTGCTGAGAGAAGCATTTGGCGGCGGGTATATCTATAAACAACTACAAAAGGCTAACCGTAGTACAGAGCGCCCGGATAAGAATATTTATTCGCACCCTATGGATGCGCTGCAATACGCGCTGCTATATGCGAAATATGGGTACGTACCTACGAAAAAAGTAATGGAAGAGACAAACAAAAAACCGTATTACTATGCATAAGACTTGACGACAGGCACGCCGGTCGCTACGGTCAAGGTTTACATGCCAGAGTGGGCCGGGATGACTGAGGAGCATAAGCCTAAACAGCGGTTTAGGTTCAGGGGCATAGTATGTATTTATACTATGAGTGTCGCAGCCGCAGGCGTGCTGTTTGCGGATGCCGCGCTAGCAGCGACAACGACAGTACCTTCTGAGCTAAACACCGATTTTTGGGTACGCACTTTGCTTGGGGTACTGCTAGCGTTTATAGCGTATTACACAAGAGGCATAGAAAATAGGGTTAAACTCACAGAATATGAGATTAAGCAAGTAAATACCTCTATTGGTATGATACGCGAAAGTATGTACCGCGACTACCATAACAAACAAGATATAGAAAAGCATTGGGAGCAAGTACAGGACGAGCTACACCATATTGCGGGGCGATTAGATTATATCACACAACTACAGGTCCGTAGTAGTGATGCTCCTGAGTCTAGTTCACATAGAAATCGTAGAGGGACGGACAAATGAGCAATGGNAACGAGGACGTTANNGCTGCGGATAGAAGNTTTGATACAGCNGCAGTATTAGCNTATTTAGTNACAATACTTGTAGCGCTATCTATGCTAACGCCTTATGTATGGACTATACCTAAAGACAATATAAATTTAATAACGCAAGGCCAAACTACCTTGTGGAATGGATGGATGTTAGTGCTGGGGTACTTTTTTAAGACGCGTATTAACAATCCTGTAGATGCAGAAACAATATCTAATCAAGCCAAAACTATTAAAGAGGCGCAGACCGCATTAGGCGTTGCCGCCGGGGCAACTCCCGGCAAAGTATCACTAGAGCCGGGCGATAAAGTAGAAGTTAAAGCTGAGGAAGCTAAATGAATACGACTGAAATGGCACTAGTACAACTAGGCGCCCCCGGGCATATCGCAGTGGCATTAGAAACAGCGATGCTTAGTGATGGTATTGTGCAGGCGCTAGAAAAAGCGCATTTTGCTGCCCAAATTGGGCATGAGTCTAGCGGGTTTGTGGCTAAACAAGAAAATCTAAATTATTCTGCGGACAGATTAGGAATAGTATTTAAGAAATATTTTCCTACAAAAGAACTTAGAGCAGAGTACGCGCATAATGCTAGGCGTATAGGTAATAGAGTTTACGCCGGCCGATATGGAAATGGTAGCGAAATATCTGGCGATGGCTATAAATATAGAGGGCGCGGGCTTATAATGCTTACGTTCCATGACAATTATCTCGAAGCGTCTTTATCACTATACGGGGATAATAGATTACTTATAAATCCTGATTTAGCATTAGATGACGACGTAGCAGCTAAAATAGCGGTATGGTTTTGGAATAAGAAAGGGTGCCGCCCTCTTGCATTATCCGATAACATAGAAGCAGTAACGCGTAAGATAAATGGCGGACTAAATGGTTTAGAAGATAGAAAAGAATGGTTAGTGCGGGCCAAAAGAGCGTTTAATATAACCTAAGGATATATAATGGCTACCACAACTGGTAAAACTGTAATGAAGAAGTTGCAGAATGATCTTGCAACTTTACAAAGTGCTGCGGATGAAGCAGAGGCTGCTATTGCAGCGTTCGCAACGGATGGAGCATTAACTAAGACAACTGGTGTTAAAGTTCTTACTAAGGCGGGCGTTGGCGCGTATACTTTAGCTGCTCCTACAGCAGCGGAAGCTGGACGAAGGATTACTATTATAAATGGTACGGCCAACGCGCATGTTGTAACTGCGACTAACTTAATCGACGATGGTGTTACGGGCGGCGCTAAAGATACAATGACGTTTGCCGCATTTGTGGGGGCGTCCATTGAGTTATTAGCGTACAATCTTAAATGGACGGTAGTGGCTAAGAACGTAGTTACCATTGCGGGCACTTAATGAAATTTAAAAAGGGCAGTAAACACGCCTTTGATACAGATAAATTCCTAGCGTCCCGACTACAGCGCGGGACGCTAGGAATGAGCGACATTATGAAAATAGCTAGTAGAACAAATAGCATGGATGTTATTAAACTTACTAGCCAATTAAATAAGGCAAAGTCAAAATGAAATGGAATATTATTGCCGGTTTAGCTCTAGTCGTCGTATCTTTTCTTGCTGGATGGCAAGTTAATGGTTGGCGTATGGGAAAACAAAAAGCAGAAGTACAGGTTAGCGCGTTAAAAGATGATGTAAAAGACGCTACTAATGCGTTTAATAAAACAAAACAGAATCTTAATACAGTAGTTACAATGTCGGCTATTGCGGCTAAATCTACGCAAGATATTATAGACGCACAAGGTAGACTACGTGAGGAAAATCGTAAGAATATGGAGCAGATAAATGCTCGCACAGGAGAGCTACAAAATGAAATCGTTAAACTCGGCTTGCCTAAGTGCGCTTTCGCTCCTGCTACTGGCGGGCTGTGGAAACAAATTGGTGAAGCCGCAAATGCCGGACGATATTCCTTATACGGCACCAAAAGCAATCCCTAAGATAGAAATAGGNTTCGTGCCACCGTTTCCTACAACGATGCCGAAGAACGAGATAGATGCACTAAGTATTTTTAATCAAGCAGGCGACGCATATGCCAAATGTATCGGCGAATTATCCAATACAGCCAAGCAGGACGACGCGATTCGCGGCGCAAAACAGCCTTAGCGCGTATAAATTGGATGGTACGCCAGAAGAGCAGCCTTCGTCTGTAGAAAACGAAGAGCTGCAATCGGGAATGGCGGAGTTTATTAAAAAGCAATTTCGACGCGCGCAGGATCATAAGCGCGCTATTGGTATTGAAGAACGACTGCTGCGCAATTTATCTGCTTATAAATGCGAATATACAGCAGAAGAAATGAAACTATTGGATACAGGCACCGAGGTTTATATCGGTATCTGCTCTTTAAAAGCGCGTGCAGCGCAGTCGTGGCTGCGCGATATTATACTAAATAATATAGAAAAGCCTTGGACTATAGACGATACACCTATTCCTGACTTACCTGAAACAGCCAAAGAACAGGTGTTAGATATGCTGGTGGGGGAGTTACAAGGCCTAACTACAATTGAAGATATTAGGGAAAGGGCTAAAGAATTAAAAAATGTAGCGCTGGATCAGGCTAAGGAATTAGCTGAAAAAGCGGTACGAAAGATGGAAACAGTAATTGAAGATCAATTAGAAGATAATGGATTTCATGCTACTTTTTCTTCTTGTATAGAAGATATAACCGTGTACCCCAGCGTGTTTGTGCGCGGGCCGTATAACAGCTCTAAGAAAATAGCATCGTGGAAAGGAAATAAGTTTGGTGCAGAAACTAAAACTATACCTGATTGTAGGGTTATAAATCCATTTGATGCGTACCCGTCACCTAGCTCTACAACAGCTAAAGATGGTGAGTTTTTTATAGAACGTGCTAGGCTCCAACCATCTACTCTATACGATAGTATAAATGTAGCAGGGTTTGATGAAGTAAATATCCGTCGGGCGTTATCTAAATACTGTGATGGGTATTCGCTTGATTTAACTATGGACGCCGCAAGGGATAAATTAGAGGAAGTGGATCAAGGCACCACAACTAAATCTACTACAGTAGATACACTTATATATAACGGGCTAGTGCCGGGTAAGTGGCTCATAGAGCATAAAGTATTAGTAAAAGACCCGCAGAAACACTACGAGGCCGAAGTATGGCTTGCTGGGGATTATGTAATTAAGGCTACACTAAACCCTGATATAACGGATACTCGTCCTATACATAGTACGTCATATATAAAAACCAATAGAAATATATGGGGGCAGTCGGTAATAGATTTAGTTTATGATACACAGAGGGTTTGTTTAGCATCAGTTAGATCGTTAGTGCGCAATATGGCATTCGCATCTGGCCCATTCGGCGAAGCGGATGCAAGTAGACT